CCCGAACCTAGACCTTTCTATTTAGCTACAAAGTATTGGAGAAATGGAGGAAAAGACGATATAAATCAAAACAGTGATAAAGGCCCAGGTAACGGATGTAATGCACAGGTAGTTAAAGATGGAATGTACACAGCGGGTAAATGTAATGAGGTAAAAGAAATAGTAATTCATACTACTGGAATTCCGAACGAATTTAAACAACAAGACCCATTAAGACATTGTGCGGGGGGTCCATTGAAAAAGGGATGGTCTTCCTTTTCTTACCACTGGATGTTTAGAAAGGATGGTCATTGTGCTCAAATGCTACCAGATTGGAAATATGGTTGTGGTGTGGGTAAGGCTAATGAAAATAAATCAGATTTCACAAATATAGGAATGACGTGGATGTCTTACAAAGAGGGTAGTGATGCTAAAGATGGAGGTTATCCACGAGTGGGATCAATGAAAAAAAATAGTAAAGGAAAAGTTAGATTTAAAGGTAGAGCTCTAACACCAGCTGAATTTAAAGCTAAAGGAGATATGACTACAAGTAACCCATATAGAACATGTCTTCCCTCAGATGCACAAATAATAAATATGGCTAAATTAATAGCTATATATGTAAAAAGATACCCTGATATAGTAATAACAGCACATCACGCTTATAAATCAAAACATTGTCCAAATTTTTGGGTAGCATCATGGGTAGCAGCAGGGGGGATACCAGGTTTAAATCAAGCAGGTATAGATAAATTAATTAAAAAAGGAGGGCATAGTAATAGTAGTAAAACAGCAGAGAATGGATTTGTCTCACCATTTGAGGGAAGTTGTTATCATTATGGAATTGAAGATGAATTATTAGTTTATGCCGCAAGAGAATTAGCTAAAATTTCAAACCCAGCAGGAATAGGTGGTGGTAGTATTCCCTCCCCTAAATCTAACTCAAACACACCAGTTTCAGCTGATGTTGATAGTTTTGGAAATCCTGTAGAAGGATCTCCTAATTTTAAAGATTTTAGAGATATGGATTGTAATGAATTTAGTGCATTTTATCATAATATTAGAAATAAGGGTCCTCGTAGTCCAAAAGATAATCTAATAGCATTTTCTAGTACATTACCAAGTTCAGAAGCTAGATCAGATTTTGATCAAAAAAGTATGCAATGTCAGGACCAACTTTAAAATAAAAAAATGGCAAATAGTAAAGTAAAAATAACATCAAAACCAGAACAACCTTTTGCGTATCAAGGTAATCAGGTAATTATAAATACTGATAGAGTTGTAATGCAATCTAAAAAAGATAGTGTTCTTGTATTTGCAAAAGAACATATGTCATTTAGTGCAAATAAAAGTATACATTTTGACACAGGAGGAACACCTAACGATCCAGGAGACAGTTATTTTATTATTAATTCTCCTAAAATAATTTTAGGTTTAAAAGGACAAAATGATCTCCCAACAGAACCTGTTTTATTAGGAGAAAGAACAGAAGAATGGTTAAAAGATTTATTAGCTGCTATTGATGCATTATGTGATATAATAGATGGTCCTGAAAATATAGATTCAGCAGGAGATGTACCTTCTCCAGCTTTAGTTTCAGCTTTAAAAACTTACAGAAAAGATCATATAAAAAACTTAGCTTCTCAAATAGGATATAGTTATAAAACGAACGAAGACTTTAAACATAAAGTAGACACTAGTCAAATTTCAAGTAAAAACGTATTTACAATTTAATTATGGAAGCAGTAATAGGTAAAATAACTACAATGTTAAAGTCTAAACTACATGGACTTAAAGGTAAAGCTACAGAACAGGGTAAAAGAAAGGTAATGAAATATAAAGAAAAATTACCTACTGAAGACCAAATAACAGAAAAATTAAAAAGTTCAGGATGTTCAGATGCAGATAAAAAAAGATTAGAAGCAAAATACAATAAAATTAAAAATTTACTAAATAAAATAAAAGGGATAGTAGCAGGAGCAGCAGCAGCATGTGCAGGTTTAGCAGCTATACTAGCTATGTTAAATGGATTATTAAAAATATTAGATGCAATTGTTAAAATATTAAATGTAATATTAAAAATCTTAAAAATAGTAATAAAAATAGCAAAAATAGTAGTTAAATTTTTAGGAGGAACAGGTACTGGGGGTTTAATAGATTTATTATCTCGTTTAATAGTAAAAGCAGAATATACTATAGGTAAATGGGTTCAAGCAGTAGGAAGAGCAAAAGAATTTATAAAAAAAATGCTTAAAAAATACATTAACCCAATTGCAAAAGCATTAGCTAAAGCAGCAGCAGCTTTAGCTGCTTTATTAGGAATAATTGAAGGTCTTTTAATGGTATTAGAATTATTATATATGTTTATGTTAAGTAAATGTGCTATAAGTGGTGGGGATAATATTTCAACATCAGATACTAATACTAATGGAAACGGAACAGCAGGAGATGGGTCAGGAAACGGAAATGGAAATGGAAGTGGAGGGTTAGGAAACGGAACTAAGGGAG